GGTGGAGGTGGAGCAGGTGGATTTAGAGAAACTAAATCTCCAGCAACTCCATATACAGCAAGTCCTTTAGATGGTTATTCAACTCCAGGAAATAGAATTACAGTAACAGCTACAGGTTATCCAATAACAGTTGGTGTAGGTGGAGCCAAAGCAACTACATCATCTCCAAGTAATCCAAGTACAGACGGTTCAAATTCAAGTTTTTCAACAATAACATCAGGCGGTGGTGGAGGAGGTGGACATTATTCAAATCCAGGCCCAGGACAAAATGATGGTAGAGCTGGAGGTTCTGGTGGTGGAGCAGCAGACGGTTCAACCACTGGAGGAAGTGGTAATTCTCCTTCTGTAACTCCAGCGCAGGGAACTGATGGTGGAGATGGTTTATCAGGAGGTTTAGCTGGTGGTGGAGGTGGTGCAACACAAGCAGGAGAAGATGCATCATCTCCTACTACGAGTGCTGGAGATGGTGGTATAGGTGCAACAACAGTAATTTCAGGAAGTTCGGTTATGTATTCAGGTGGTGGTGGTGGCGGTGCTCCAAGTCCAGGAACCTGTGGTGTTGGTGGAATTAATCCTGGTGGGTCAGCACCCGCACCTCAAGTAGATAGAGGAGGAGCTGGTAATGGTGGAGTATGTGGACAAGCTGGATCAGCAAATACTGGTGGAGGTGCAGGTGGTGCATCCGGTGGAGCAATTGCGTGTAATGTAAATACTGGTGGTTCAGGTGTAGTAATAATAAGGTATAAATATAAATAATGACTAGCAAGGTTATAGGTATCAATAATGACTAGCACAGTAAAAGTTAATACATTAACAGTTGCATCAGGATGCACGATGACTCTTGGAGAGTCTGGTAAAACAATTGCTTTAGCATCAGGTGCATCACAAACAGGTTTTGGTAGAACAGGGACTGTTGATTGGCAGACAGGATCAATTAAAACAGCAAATTTCACAGCAGCAAATGGTGAAGGTTATTTTGCTAATACTGCAGGTGGAGCATTTGATATGAATTTACCAGCAGGTTCTGCTGGTTCAATTGTTTCAGTTCAAGATTATAATAATACATTTGATACATATGCTTTAACAATTAAGCCAAATGGTGCAGAAAAAATTAATAGTGGAGCAGGCCCAGTTACTTTAACCTCAGAGGGTGAAGGTCTTACTTTGGTTTACATAGATTCAACAGTTGGTTGGAGATCAATACAAGATTCAGCTTTCTCTAATATTGGAAACAATTTTATTACTGCTACTGGAGGAACGATTACAACTTCAGGAAATTGTAAAATTCATACATTTACAGCACCCGGAACATTTACAGTTGCTTCCTTAGCTCAATGTGCAGCTAATGACGTCCTTTCATATTTAGTAATAGCAGGAGGTGGTGGAGGTGGTGCTGAAGAAGGTGGTGGTGGAGGAGCAGGTGGTTTTAGAGAAGTTAAAACTCCTGTCTCGCCTTATACTGCGAGTCCTTTAGATGGTTATCCAAGTGCACCAAATAGAATAACAGCTACAGCAACAGCTTATCCAATAGTAGTTGGTGGAGGTGGAGCTGGTCAAACTAGTGACCCTGGTGCAGGAGTTAGTGGATCTAATTCAAGTTTTTCAACAATAACATCTGCTGGTGGTGGCCGTGGTGGTGGACAATGTGCACCCTCAATGACTGGTGCTCCTGGTGGATCTGGTGGTGGAGGCCACGGAGATGGACCAGGTGCTGCTAAAGCAGGTGGCACTGGAAATACACCTTCCACTACTCCTGCACAAGGAACTAATGGTGGAGCTGGTATAGGAAGATCAGGAACATTCAATGAAGCAGGTGGTGGTGGCGGTGGAGCTACAGTTGCGGGAACCGGTGGATGCAATTCTCCTAACCCAGGAGGCAAAGGTGGTAATGGTGGAGCTGGCGCAACGACTTCAATAAGTGGATCACCTGTTGCAAGAGCAGGAGGAGGTGGTGGTGCAGCTACAAATCCATCAGGAACAATTGGAAGTGGTGGAACAGGTGGTGGTGGAGACGGAACAAAATCAAACCCAAGTACAGGAGGAGCCGGAACAGTTAACACTGGTAGTGGTGGAGGCGGTGGCGGTGGAAACGGCGGTGCTGGTCCTGCTTCTAAAGGTGGCGCAGGCGGTTCAGGTTTAGTAATAATAAGGTATAAATATCAATAATTATGAGTGAAATAAAAGTAAATAAAATTAGTCCAAGAACAGCGTGTGGTACAACTACATTAGGAGATAGTGGAGATACATTCACATTACCTTCTGGTGCAACAATGACAATTGCTTCTGGTGCAACAATCTCTAATTCAGGAACTGCAGCAGGATTTGGTGGAACAGGAGAAATTTCTTGGGATACAACAGTTAAAACAACAGGAACCTTTACAGCAACAGCTGGCGTAGGTTATTTTTTAAATACAACAGGTGGAACTATTACAGTTAACTTACCAGCAGGTGCTGCGGGAAGTTCAGTAGCAATGGTAGATTATGCAGGTACTTGGCAAACAAGTAATGTGACAGTCACTCCAAATGGATCTGAAAAAGTTGGTGGAGTTGCAGCTTCCGCAAAATTAAGCACGGAAGGACAGTCAGTAACTTTTGTTTACATAGATACCACTAGAGGATGGGTAAACGTATTAGATTCAACTTCTAATGTTGTAGGAAATAATTATGTCACAGCTAGTGGAGGAAACGCCACGGTAACATGTGGTGATTATAAAACACATGTATTTACTGGGCCAGGAACGTTCACAGTAAGTAATGTTGGTGGTTCATGTGGCCCTACAGGTTCAAATAAAGTAGAATATTTAGTAGTAGCTGGTGGTGGAGGTGGTGGTTTAGATTTTGGTGGTGGAGGTGGTGCTGGAGGATTTCGAACTTATACGGCCTTACCTGGAACTTCTCCTTTAAATGCACCAGCAGCTTTACCTGTAGCAGTTCAAGGTTATCCAATTGCGGTGGGTGCAGCTGGCACAGGAGGAATTGAAAGTCCTTTCGCCGCTCCTACACAAGGAGGAACTTCAACATTTTCAACTATTGATTCTGCCGGCGGAGGTTTTGGAGGATCAGCCCCACCTAAAGCTGGTGGAGACGGTGGTTCTGGTGGTGGTGGAAAATTTAATGGAGGTCCAACTTCAGGAGGTTCAGGGAATACACCCCCTGTGTCCCCTTCTCAAGGAAATAATGGTGGACCCGCACCTACTGGTCCCCCTTATAAAACTGGTGGAGGTGGTGGAGCCGGAGCAGCAGGTGCTACTTCTACTACTAATTCTCCTCCCGCACCTGGTGCGCCAGGTGGAATTGGAAGTCATATTCCTGATGCTTTTGTAGGACCAACAGCACCAAGTTATGGAACACCAGGACCAACAGGTTCTGTAAGATATTTTGCTGGTGGTGGTGGAGCAGGAGGATATAGTGCTTCTTCAGGAGCTGGTGGATCTGGCGGCGGCGGTGGACCAAGTCCTCCAAGTGGTTCAGATGCTGGAGATACTAACACTGGTGGTGGAGGTGGTGGAGCCCCTAATGATACACCCGGAAATAGAGATGGTGCAAATGGTGGTTCAGGTATAGTTATGATAAGATATAAATATCAATAATATTTATGTATTGTCTAAAAATTAAAATTAATATATAAGGAGAAACATTATGGCACATTTTGCAAAAATAGGAGCTAGCAGTAAAGTTATTCAAGTATTAACACTTGATAACAAAGATATGTTAAACGCTGATGGCGTTGAAGATGAATCAGTAGGTCAACAATATTTAGAGAGACATAATAATTGGCCTGCACAAATGTGGATTCAAACTTCATACAATACATCAGGTAACACACATTCAGGTGGCGGAACACCTTTAAGAGGTAATTACGCAGGTATAGGTTATATTTGGGATGAAGATGATCAAATCTTCTGGCCTAAAAAACCTTATGCATCTTGGGTAAAAGATACTACAGCTGCATCTTGGAAATCACCAATCGGTGATGCGCCTGCATTAACAGCTGAACAGACTTCACAAAATGACGCAGGCACTCATATGTGGAATTATGTTTGGAGTGAAGATGGTCAATCTTGGGATATAACAGATTCTAAAGCATAATTGATCTAGATCAAATCTTTTAAATCATATTGACATTATAGTACCATCCTTTATAAAAGGAGCTGGTATGCATAAGAAAGTATTAAGCGAAATTGACTTACATTATGGCACTATAGATATGCCTAAAGGTTTTGAAATAGACCGAGACAAACTTCAATCCGATATTTTATCCTCACAAATTAAAGGTTCTAAATTTCCATATTCAAGAGAATGGGATAAATTAAATACTTATATGCGAGAGCATATAAATGTAGAGCACAATTTTACTTTAGTAAATAAAGAAACTTGGGGGAATGCTTATAAACCAAAAGAAGTTTCTATTCCTTTATTAAATATTGATCCAGTTGATTTAAGAAATTCTGCTGATTATACTTTTCTTTATGGAGTAAATGTTAAAGACTGTAGTGTTCGAATACATTATGATCAAAACAGAAGAGCAGGCAGAAGTTGGGACATACCTTTAGCAAATAATGATTTTATTATGTTCCCTTCTACGCAGATGTATTACATAACCAACAATCAAACAGATTCTTTAAACTTTATCCAAACTATCACATATGAATATATATAAAAACTTTTTAAAAAAAGAAGATTTTAAAAACCTGGAAGAAGCTATCATGGGAGATCAGTTTCCGTGGTTTTTTAACTCTAATATAGTGCTAGAATCAAAAGATAAAACTGATTTTCAATTTACTTATGCTTTTTTGCTAAATGGAGAAAATAATTGTTCTGATAATACAATGGATCTTCTCCAACCTATTCTTTCCAAATTAACTTTTAAACAGATGAATAGAATTAAAGCTAATCTTTTAACAAGAGATCCCAAAATAAAAGAACACGGAATGCATACAGATCAAGACTCCGGTACTACAGGTATATTTTATGTAAATACTTGTAATGGATATACTAAATTTGAAAATGGTAAAAAAATAAAAAGTCAACAAAATACCTATGTAGAATTTGATTCCACTTTAAAACATACAGGCTCTTCTTGTACAGATAAACAACGAAGAGTTGTTATTAACTTTAATTATCAATGAATTTATCTAATTATTTTTGGTACTTTAGTAGCGCTTTAACTCCTAGGTTTTGTGATGAAGTTATCAAATATGCTAATGCAAAAAAAGAAGTTATGGCCCTTACTGGTGGCTATGGTGATAAAAAATTAAACAAAGAAGAAGTTAAAAACTTACAAAGAAAAAGAAGATCTGATTTAGTGTGGTTAAATGATACGTGGATTTATAAAGAACTACATCCTTATGTTCACCAAGCAAATAAAAACGCTGGTTGGAATTTTGAATGGAGTCGATCAGAGTCTTGTCAGTTTACAAAATATAAATTAAATCAATATTATGATTGGCATTGTGATCCTTGGGACAAACCTTATGATAAAGAAGGTCCTGATAAAGGTAAAGTTAGAAAACTATCTATGACGTGTCAATTAACAGATGGCTCTGAATATACCGGAGGAGAATTAGAATTTGATTTTAGAAACTATGATCCTAATATGAGGGATGAAAGTAAACATATAAGACGCGTACCTGAAATATTACCTAAAGGCTCTATCGTAGTATTTCCTTCACACTTGTGGCATAGAGTTAAACCAGTAACGAGAGGAACGAGATATTCACTTGTCTTATGGCATTTAGGGAATCCATTTAAATAGTATGTATATAAATAATTATTTTAATACGGCCGTTTGGTCAGAACAAAAACCAGATTTTGTAAAATCTTTAAACAAAGCTTCGAACAAATATATTAAAGAAGCCAGAAATAGAGAAAAGAAAAGAATAAAAGAATGGGGTGATTTTGGTACAAGTTATCATTCAACACCATTAACACACGACACTGACTTTTTAGATTTTAGAAACTATATTGGTCAAAAATCTTGGGAGTATTTAGATCACCAAGGCTATGATATGCAACAATACACAACTATGTTTAGTGAGTTGTGGGTACAAGAGTTTGCTAAAAAAGGTGGTGGTCATCATTCAGCACACATACATTGGAATCAACACGTATC